CCACACTGACGCTCTGGTAATTGCTGAGCAGATGGGTGTGCGTACTCAGACTCAGTACAAGCAGGAATACCTCGCAGACTTGATGACTGCTGACACTCTGTACGGTGAAGACTGCTACCGACCAGAGAATGGCGTTGTTATCTGGATTGCGGCGTAAAACTGACGGGCCTCTTCGGAGGCCCATTTCTTTCGGAGTAGGACATGGCTTACAACCCTAAAGATTTTGGATACAAAGACTCTCTCCCTTCTGGCGATCCAGAGAAAGTCATCAAGGGAGTTGACTTTGATAATGAGTTTCAGGCCATTAAAAGAGAGCTTGACGCTCTCGATGATGAGCTTCACCCCGGTGGTGGGGATGGAGATCTTGTCCACGAACCCCCAAGCACGGGGAAGAATTATGTACGCCAAGGCGGCACAGCCACTTGGAAAGAGATTGGTACAGAGTTTATCAATGACACTAACTTTGTTTCTGAAGAGGGAATCAAAGATTTAGGCGCACAAAGCAGGCGCTGGAATAAGCTGTGGGTAGGCGAAATAGACGCTTTCAGCGATGTCCACATTGGTGGAGATATCAATGTAGATGGCAATGCCAGCATTGATGGCGCTCTTGAGATACATGGCAACATTATTATTGATGGTGGTCAGGTGGTTGACCCTGACGGCAACCCTGCTGGCGGCGTTGGCGCAGGTAACAACGTTGGGGATGTGCCTAAGTGGAATGGCTCTGAGTGGGTTCCCACCTTCTATAAGACCAATGATCTTAATGATGTCCAGAGCGCAACTGCATCAAAGGACCAATTCCTTATTCACAATGGCTCTCAGTGGATAGCTGAGGACTTTCACGTTGATACAACGCTGGTATTTCAGGGTGCTGTAGATCTAACAGGCACGGCCCCTCAACTGCCTGCAAATGGCGACCTGTACATAAATGATACAGATGGCATTGTTGATGCTAGCTGGGGGCAAATAGCTGGCAAGTCTGTTCTTGCTGGTAACGCAGTGGGCTTCTCGTCAGCTAAGAGTCGCTGGTATTTACTAGGAGACATAAGCAGTGCGGCGGTTACTCAGGTAAGGCAAGGCGACTGCATTGATGTTGATTCGTCTGAGCCATCCCGTCCTGTTGTTGGTCTTGCCTTAGAAACTCAGACAGATATAGATCTTGGAGTTGAGGCTCATAGCTGGGGAAATCATGCCGGGGATATCTCTAACCTTCAGGGTCAGATCAATCAGGAGGTTAAGGATAGAGAAGACGGTGATGCAAGCCTTCAAGGACAGATAGATGACCTAAAATCACTTGAGGGCAATGACATTAGCGGCCTTCAAAATCAAATTAACCAAGAGATTAAAGACAGAGAAGATGGCGATCAGGCTCTTCAGAATCAGATTGACCAAAACAAAACTGATATATCAAATAATACCAACGCTATAAGCGACCTCAAAAATGAATTTGACAATCACGATCACACATTAGATGACCTTAGTGATGTCAATGCTGGCTCCCCAACCAGAGATGACCTGATTATCTGGAATGGATCAAACTGGGTTGCTGATGACTTCTCTTTTATTCAGACAGCACTCCGGTTTAAGGGCGGCATTGCCCCAACGGCGGCGGCCCCTACTAGCCCAGAGGGCGGCGACCTATACGTGTTTGAGGAGGGCGGCACGATCAGCGGAAGCTGGGGAGCCATTGCTGGCAGAGTAGTCCAAGCTGGTAAGTTTGTAGGCTACGCCGCTGGTAGTAACAACAGATGGTTCCTGCTTGGCGACATGGCCGACGTCGGTGTCATGAAGGTTAGTCCGGGGCTAGGGGTTGATGTAGATGATTCAAAGCCATCTGAGCCTGTTGTAAGCGTTGACCGCACTGAGGTTGATAAGTGGTATGAGCCTAAGTTTTCAAAGAACACGGCGTTCAACAAAAACTTTGCTGGGTCTGGTAGCGCAACCACTGTTTCTAGAAGTGACCATACCCACAGCGAGTATCTAACCTCTGACGACGTTAACCTTGATTGGGTGCATAACAACGACGCCAATAAAAATCTTGTCTTGGGATGGAGTCCCAGCACTGATTTTGTTCATAACGATCAGGTTTTGCTAGGGAATCGCGTCAAGGGCCAAGGCGGATCAGTAGCTATTGGCGCTGACGCTGATTCAAAGATCCTTGGTGTTGCGATAGGGTCTAGCGCGAAGGCAGGTGATACTGCCGTTGCTATTGGCGAAGATGCCACTGCTGGTGACTACGAGTTTGCAATAGGCAAATTCATCAATGCTGTCAATTTCTCAAATGCAACAGTACAAGCTAAAGACTACCTCGACGCTGATGGCAACAGCATCATTGGCGGTGACGTTGATCTGTCTAACTACTACACCAAGACTGAATCAGACGGTAAGTACGAGCCTAAGTTTGCTAAGAACAACGCTTTCAATAAAAACTTTGGCACGACAAGCACCACAGTGTCTCGGGGTGACCACGCCCACAGCCAGTATCTAACCTCTAGCAACCTAACCGGGTACGCAACAGAGGCATGGGTAACGTCAGGCTTTCAGCCAAAGGGCAACTATGCACTTGTTGGCGATAGCTACACCAAGGCCGAATCTGATAACAAGTATGAGCTAAAGGGAGAGGGCGGCGGCGCGCTACCCGATGGTGATTGGCACTGCACTGGAAGCATTACTGCCGCAGGAAACATTACTGCTTACTCCTCTTCTGATGAGCGACTGAAGGATGACATAACGGCAATGCCTGTTGGTCTTATTGACGGCATTAGCCCTGTTACATGGAAGTGGAAAGAGGGCGGCAAGAAATCAGGCGGCGTTGTTGCTCAACAGTTAGAGCAATGCGGTTTAGGCAACTGGGTTCACGAAGCCCCAGATGGGACGCTTGGCGTTGACTACAACGCCCTCATTGGCGTCCTGCTTTCAGAGGTCAAGTCTCTGAAGGACAGGGTTAAGGAGCTAGAAAAATGATTCCTATAACCGGGCCTATATCAATAGAGGACTTTAAGAAAACTCACGGGTGCTATACGCCCATTGGCAACCCTATGTTTGGCGGGACTTCAGCTCCTGACGCTCCGTTTGAGCTTAGCAGCATATTCACAAAACAAATGATCCCTAACTGGCACCCGGAATATGTTGGCGACCAGCAGGACATGGACGATATGCGCGGATGTGTTGCCAGCCTGAACCGAGATACTTGGAAAACGAATGATGAAAGTTTTAGATATCCGGGCATGACGTTTGTCTATTATGCGTACACATCGGGGCTGTCGGATTACCGTTACGGTATCGTCAATGACGGGACTGCTGGGAGTAGCTATAAAGACCCGTGGGGTACGAACATACGGCACTTGATTCGCGGCAAGGCAAGCTCAGGGGCGCTTGGCGGTCAGAACTCTGCGGTTATGCACACATGGCATTTTTACATGGACTTTTCCGAGACCCTTTTTCTCAAGTTTAGGTCAAGGTTTACCTTCGAAGGTGTTGGGCCGTCCAGAGACCCTTCTCCCCCAACAAGCGGTGAGAGGCAGGGCCAGTCTATTGTGGCGGTGGAGTATGGAGACAGGTGGGGTGGATCTGATAGCAACATAATTCTTAGCAATAAGTACTTGGTTGGGCCGAACGGAAACTCCTCAGACAAGACCTTTGAAATAACTTTTACCCCATACAGGCCATACAAGCTCATAAGCCTCCAGACAAGCAACCACGGTCATCCATCCACTAACAAAGATGATCTCTTCAGGAGCTATTTCGGCAACTTTGTGTTCAGTAGGAAAAGAAGGTCATAGGAGAGCGCAAATGAACTTCGTAATAATTTACGCCGACATGGTTGGCGCTACTCAGGCCCTTGAGATCGAAGCTGAGTCATGGGACGAGGCAAAGATTGGAGTTGTTCAGAGGCTAAGGGACGCCCAGAGAGTCGCGGAGGGGGTGGATAAAAGCTCCCTAATGATGTTCCCCGCAATGATTATCAAGGCTGACAACGTTGAGGTTAAGCACATTACTGCCTATGTCTCTAATGATGGTGAAGAGCTTTGCGATTATACAGAGAGTCTTATTCAGGCTTATGCGGGGCCGACTGGCTCTACTGAGATTTACGACATACCGGAGTTGGAAGAGGATGAGCGTTAATGAGAGCGTTAATAGTTTTGTTATTGCTGGCTGGATGTTCTTCATTTGAGGAAAAGCAGGCTCACAATCAGGCTCAGATAGACATTATCAGGGTGCAAAGAGAGGCACAGAAGGCAGAAAGGGTGGCAGAGGCAGAGTCAAAGAAGGCTCTGTATCAGGCTTTGGCAGAGGTTGCTAGGGCCAACCCGGAGCAGGCTGGGGCTGTGACTGTGGCGCTTGCTGTTCAGGGCATAACAGAGGAGGAGGATGGTGCTACTCCTATTATCGGGCTTCAGAAAGCTGAGAATACAGGGCTGGAGATTGCTAAGGCTGTCCTGCCTTCGGTTGTTAACCTTGCCACTGGTCTTGGTGTTGCGGCTATCAATGCCGACGTGGCAAAAACTCAGAGCAATAACGCCGCAAGAATCCAGATCAATGACGCTGAGCAGGATGCGAATATTGTTAATGCTGTTGCTGGCCTTGGTAGGGTTGCGCTTGAGAATAACGGCACTTCAATCTCCGTATCAGACAATGGCTATGTAAATACAGGGTCATACACTGATGACAATAGCGTTGTTGATTCCTACAACACTACTGATAACAGCACAGACAACTCAGACAACAGCACGGATAACTCAGACAACAGCACAGACAGTACAACCAACAACTACGCTGGTGATGAGTACGTCACTAATGAGTACGTTACTAATGAGTATGTAACGTATGAGGGGCAGGAATTCACCCTTGCTGGATTGCTGGAGTATCTGCGGGGTACAGGGCTGGCGTACAACCTGACTATTGGAGATACCACTTACACGGTAGATGGTGAGGGCGAGCCGACAGATATAGATTGTGTTGAGCCGGGAGTCCCACAGTTCAGTCCTGCCCTTCCAGTGTGTGAATCATAGGAGAAAACTATGGGATATTTAAGAGATCAAAGGCCTGAAGATGGTTTGTTTCGGATGCTTTACGACCTTATGAATCAGCTTGGTCTGCCCACTGATAATGTGCCTCGACCGAGCTTCAATGTTTCTCAGGGGTTTCAGTCTCAGCCGCCAGCTATTACAGATCCGCGGCAACAGTATAGACCACCTGCTTTTGATGTTAGCCAAGGGAATCGGCCCCAGCCACCAACTATTGCAGATCCGCGACCAACGCCACCTCCGCCGAGCTTTAATGTATCTCAGGGGAATCGGCCACAACCGCCAACTGTTGTAGACCCGCGCAGGCCACAGCCTAGCCCCGGAATGTTTTCCCCTGAAACGGCGAGGTCTGTTGATCTTGTCCGTCAAGCAATGCTCAGGGGCGGATTCGATAGGCGTCGGTAAGGCTGAATTATGCCAGTAGTCAACACATATTGGGGGCCACCCGTCGATGAATATGAGGAGCCAGAGTTCGACGAGGACCAGCTTGCCGCAGATCTTTCTAACAGCTTGTTAGCAGAAGGCGGCTTTGACTTCAGCGGTCTTGAAGGTCTCAGCTTTAATGCTGGCGGTGGCATTTTGGGTGAGGCCGCAAATGACCCTAACAGCCTGATACACCACAGCAAGTTTAGGGCAGGCTCTGGGATGGACAACGCTGTTGACGTTGGCTACATGAACCACACCTATATTGGCGATGATGGCCTTCGCTACAAGATGGTTGTTAGCTGGGACGATGCCAAGCAGGCCTTGAAGTATGAGGAGTACGACGAGCGGGTGTACCGCTGGTCTCCTTCAGATGAGCATAAGCGCACTCACCGCGATCAGTCTGCTATGGAAAGCGCATACAACAAGGACTTTAAAGGCGGCACTGGCTCTGGCTGGTATACAGAGGCCGAGATCAAGCGAGCTTGGGACGCTGGCGATATGCGTCAGATGCAAGATCAAGGGGTCTCATGGGATCAATACTGGGGATACGTCACTGGCGTAGACCAGCTAATTCAAGACGGAGTTATTCAAGACTACTCCGGCATGGACCCACTGGAAATCAGGGCTCTTCAGGATTCAGGCGAATACGTACACTGGGGCGATGTCCCCGAGTACATGGCTTTGGTTAACGGCCTTGGTATACCTACTCAGTTTGAAAGCAGAGGCGACGTATACAACTTCAACGGCTTTGGCTACTCCAGAGATTACTGGTCGGATAAAGGAGATGTGTCTGGTCAGATGCTTATGGGCATTGCCCTTAGCGCCATTGGCGGCTTTGTGGTTGGCCCTGCGATTGCTGGTGCGTTCCAAGCCGCAGGCATGGGTTCTGCTGCCGCCGCCGCCGCATCAAAAGCAGTTGTCAGTTTAGCCACGCAGTACATGACCACTGGTGAGCTTAGCATTGAGGATGCTTTGCTTTCTGCGGCACTTTCCTACGGTGGTTCTGAATTGCAGTCAGCACTAGAAGGCTCTGGTGTGCTAGGTGATATAGGCTCTGCTGTAACTGACTTTGGTGACAAGCTCGCTACTAATGGCGGCGACATATTAAGCGCGGCATTGCAGGCTGGCGGCATGAGCATGGTCACCCAGTTGGTTAAGAATGGGGAGATTGATTGGAAGGATGCGGCTGTAGCGGCGGCTATGGCTGGTGGTACTAAAGCCCTTACTAACTTTTTGTCTAATGTTGGGCACAGCGGTGCAGAGTCAGACGTGCTGGAGGAGATCAAAGTTACTGCTCAGCACAAGGGGACTCTAGTTGGTGAGGATATGTACCGGCTAGATGATGGCACTGTTATCTATGCCCCTGCCACTGGTGATACTAGCGTTCTTGGCAATATGGCAGACCTTGATCTTAATGGAGATGGTCAGCTAACAGGTAATGACCTGCAAGAAATTCAAGCCAATAACTATGACTACAAAGACCCCACTTACGGCTATTACACAGATAACCAAGGCGGCGGCGATCAGGGCGTTCACGGCTTTAAAGAAGGTAGTACCTACTACATATCGCAGGACGGCGTAGTTCATCAGCGGGAAGATGTTAAGTATGTAGATGGTGGGCCAAATGGTACGTATCTTGTAAGGGATGCCAACGGCAACGAATTTTATGTCCGTGATGCAACCTTTACAGGTGAGGGAAGGTTTGTAGACGAGAACGGGAACTACGTTGCGGTTAATGGCTACTACGATGCTAGGACAAATACGGTCTACGACAACATAGAAGACTACACTGCGGTCAATGGCATTACAGACAACACTGCCAATCAGACAGAGTTTACCTATGGGCAAAACCCTAACTGGAGTAATGACCCTAATTACAGGGGGACTATCTATGGCGGCAGTGGAGCGTATGGCGTTAACGGAGAGACAGACGTTTTTTATGACCCAGCAACCAACACTTATTACACGTTAACGGGTGAGGAAAAAACTCAGATAGATTTCTCTGAGATACCGGAGAGCATTAAAGAAGAAATAACAAAGCAAGATACTGATAGCAGTGCTACGGGGGACGACAACAACAGCCAAGACACCGGAGCAAACAACAACGATACCGCAACAGGGACACAGAGCGGAGGTGAAACTGACAGCACTGGCGGTCAGGGCACTTCTGGTTCTTCTGGGGGCGCTTCTCTTCCGGGTGGCGACCAGAACTCTACCGGCTCAGATGGCTCTACCGGATCTCCCGGCGGATCTACCTCTACTGGCACTTCGGGTGGATCTGGCACTGACACCGGCGGTAGCGCCGACGCTGGCGGTAGCACAGATACTGGCGATAGCACGGATACCGGCGGCGGTAGCACAGATAGCGGAAGCCAAACTACTACCGGTGGAGATACCGGAGGCCAAACTACTGCTGACAACAATACCGACACGCCAGATAATACCGGCGGTCATGGTGGGGGTAACACTACTACCGGCGGAGATACCGGAGGCCAAACCACTACCGGTGGAGATGGCGGGGGTAACACTGCTGGCGGTGGCGGTGGAGGCACTGCAACCAACGGCACTGGCGGGGGAGACTCGCCAACTAATACCGGCGGGCATGGTGGCGGCGGAAACAGTACGAATACCAGTGGTGGCGGTGGCGATGCAACTACCAATGATAGCGGTACTGGTGGCGGTACTGGCGATGGCGGTGGAGCAGGCACTGGCACAGGCGGAGAGACCGACGATATTGGCGGCGGCAATACTCACGGTGGCACTGGTTCTGGGGCTGGCGACGGCGGTGGTGCTGGAGATGGCGGAGGCACTGGCGACGGCAGTGGAGGCGGATCAGGCGGAGGTACTGGCGGAGGTACTGGTGATACGAGCGGCGGCACTGGCGGTGGCGGTGGCGGTGGCGGAGAAGGGGGCGGAGGCTCTGGTGGAAATGGAGCGGGTATGTTCGCTGGCCTTGGCGGAGGTGGTGTCGGAGACAGGCCGGTGCACGATCCATTGTTCCCAAATGCCCCGTGGAGATCTCGCCCAATAGAGCGGCAGGAGCTATTGGCAAGCCTGTGGACCGATTTAATGAGAAAGAGAGGCTAGGTTGATGACGTATTTAGAACTGGTAAATGGTGTTCTTACTCGGCTAAGGGAGCCTCTTGCTGTCACTACAGCGCAGAGGGAGGACCCTGTTATCAACTTGGCTAAGGACTTTGTTAACGATGCCAAGCGCCATGTTGAGATGGCTCACAGATGGAACGCCACGCGTAAGCAGTGGGTGTTTAGCACATCCATAGGGCAGGCTAATTACATACTGTCATCCACTTCTTCTGGGTGCATAATTAACAGAGTAATGGTAGACGGGAATCATCTTCATCAGTGGGATCTCAAGTCTATTCTTGGCAATCCACAATCAGGCACTCCATACAGGTATGCCTTTGATGGCACGGATGACGAGGGAAATCTTTCTATCCGGTTTGACAACATCCCTGATGGCAAATACATGGTTGATGTACTTGGCTGGAGGAGCCTGCCAGATCTTAAGAAAGATGATGATTACTTAAGGATTCCTTCTCAGCCTGTTCTCTACTACGCCCTTGCTTTGGCGGCTAGGGAGAGGGGAGAGGTTGGAGGCCAGACAGCGGCAGAGCTTTTTGGCATGGCTCAGCAATATATCTCTGACGCCATTGCCTTGGATGCAAACCATAGTCCAAGTGAATATATGTGGGTAGCAGTGTAATGGCACAGGTTTTACAGCAGGTATCTCTCAATGGGATGGGCTTTCAGGGGCTTAACACAGAGCTATCCCCTATTAACTCTACCCCTGAGTTTGCCTTGGTTGCTGACAATCTGGTGATAGATGAGGTTGGCAGGCTGGGTAGTAGAGAGGCGTTCAAAGATCTTATACCAGCCATGCAGGTTGGCACTGAGAACTTCCTAGATATTATTGCTGTTCATGCGTGGTACGGAGGGAATTTAGATCCCAGCCCAATCCTTGTTTACCTAGAGTCTCAGTACAATCCAGAAGCCGCTCCCATGAAACAGGACAGGGAGTGGACTGATCCATTAGACATCAGGATTCACGGACCAGACGCAACCAAGCCTTATGTGTATGGGGTGGCGTACTGCAAGGGTAATGAGATGTTGCAAGCCAACATCCCTAATGACGTAGATACAACAAAGCTAGGCACTGCGCTCTTTGTTAACTTCAAGGAAGAGTTGCTGTTGTTCAGCGCCGATAACCCTCCTCTTAAATATGATGGCAATGGTGGCTTTACAAAGCTATCTGATATGCCTGACTACACACCGCCACAGGATGCTAATGACAATGTTATTGCCGCAGAGCTTAATGGAGATGTTGCTTGTTCTGCTTATGGTCGCCTATGGGTTAGCGGAGTTAATGGTGATTACCAGACTATTTACTATTCTTCTCTTCTTAGAGAGGACAAGTGGTATGACCCTGACTTGGATGCCGGGTTCAATGATGGTGGCTACATTAATGTCCAAGAGTATTGGCCCATTGAAACTGATTACATTGTTAACATCCATGCTCATAACGGGTTTCTTCTTGTCTTTGGTCGCCGCTCACTTCTGATCTATGCCAATGCTGATAAGGGAGATCCTGCTGATGACGCTACTGGATTTGGTTTGCAAGATGCCATCAGCAATGTTGGCTTGGTTGAAAGAGATGCTGTCTGCAACACAGGCACAGATGTCCTGTTTGTTGATGATACTGGCTTACGCGCTCTAGGAAGGGTTGTTCAGGAGAAGTCTAACCCTATTACTGTTGCTAGCTCTAACGTCAAGACTGACTTTATCAAGGCTGTTGGGGATGAGAGGAAAAGCAACGAGCTTACCAAGGGCATAAAGCTGGGCTACAACCCTCATAGATCTTTGGCTATTTGCCTATTCAAGACCAGCCATACTGCCTATGCCTTCTCTACTGCTAGGCCATCAAGTGCTGGTGGGCTGATGACTACGTTCTGGACGGACTGCGACTTTAATTGTATGCACACTGTTGAGGACGATAGGACAGGTGCGTTCTGGCTTGGTGGTAAGCAGAGTCACGGACTCTTAGAGTACAGGGGGTATGACTCCAGAGAGACTTATGTTGCCAAGTTTGAGTCCTCTGTTGTGAAGCAGACGCAGGTTGGCCTGCAGAAAATCATCCCCCGCTCCCTTGTTTACATGATGAACTCTGAGCCTGTTACTGCTGAGTGTTACGCCTTGTGGGGGTTTGGGGCAAAGATGAAATACCGCCGTCCTTTTAAGCTGGCTGTCATTGGTACGACTGAATGGAACATTGCAGAGTACGGAATAGATGAGTATGTCGGCAGTGGCAAGAGCGTTTGGACAAACAAGATTAATACTATGGGATCTGGTGAGCTTATGAGAGTTGGGCTAGAGGTTGAGATTAACGGCTGGTTTATAGGCTTGCAGGACATAGCGGTTAACTATTCCGCTGGGAGGATATACGCATGAGCGCGCTTGATGGCTTTTTTGATTTTCTTGATAACCATGGAAACACCCTTGCTGGTGCGGCTGGGATATATGGAGCCATTGACAGTGCTAACGATATATCAAGATTAGGCAGTGCCTCTCAAGAATACCTAACTGGTCTTGGTAGTGAGATGGTGGATAACACCAAGTTCCAAGGCTATGGCGTTACGTCTGGGCTTGGTTCTAGCACTGTGGGTCAAGATGGCTCTATCAATCTTGGCCTTGGGTTTGACCAAAATAATTGGGGCAGTGGTCAGAACAACCTCAATGCCGGATTCAATTATATGAATCAAGGCGCTGGGCTAGATAGTGGTCAGTCAGTTACAGACTGGAACAATGTAGCCAGCAATTTCATGGGTCAGGGGTCACAGGTTAATCCTAATTACGGAGCCTTTGGGTCTGCGGCTCAAGAGGCTATGTCTGCGTCGTTGGCTGACCCTTCCCAGCGTCAAGGTGAGATCTTCAACCAGTTAATGGCTATTCAGAACCCAGAGCTTAACCGCCAGCAGGCGGCTCAAATGGCTCAAGAACACGCCATGGGTCGTGGGGGTATAGCAGGTAGCCAGTACGGCGGAACGTCTGGTGATGCGGCAATGGCGATGGCTAGAGCGCAGGCTGGTAATCAGGCGGCTGTTAATGCTATCCAGCAGGCTGACGCCGAGCGCAAGATGTTTGGTGATATGGCTTCTCAATATGGTCAGTTGGGCAATCAGAACTACGGACTCATGGCTGACAGAGAGAATGCCTTTAATCAGATGGCTGGCACGTTTGGTCAGCTTGGCAATCAGGCCGATAAAATAGCCAATGACAGGACGGGTATGCTGGGTCAGATTGGCTACCAGATGGGTCAGCTTGGTCTTGACCAGTCTCGGCTTGCCGCATTGCCAATGGAGATGCAGATGAAGCTAATGGATCTTGGCAGGGTCAATGCAGAGATGGCTCAGTCTGGTCAGCTTACTGGTCAGGACTACTACGCTCAGCTTGCGCTTGGTGGTGCAAACAACAACATCAATGCAAACAAGGTTGCGGCCGACATGAAGGCTGACTTGTATACCGCCGTGCTCAACAATCTAGGCGGCGCTTCAACCAAAAATGGCTCAATTTCTGGCATTGGCGGGATGCTGTCAGATGGCTGGGAAGCTATTAAAGGAATCTTTGACTGAGGGATAAATTATGGCCGGACGGTCTTATGCTTCAAACCTAACTGGCCTGCTTAACAGTATGGCAGGCACCATCGGCAGTATGGGCGAGGGTGGTAGCAAATATGTAGACACATTCAAGAGATCTCAAGCTCCTGACGTTAGCATGTCTGACTCAGCCAGCCTGCTTAACTATGCACATTGGGCTAGGCGCAATGGCTATGAGGAAGAGGCTAATCAGTACATGGTGCTTGGTACTAACCAGCAGAAGATAGAGCAAGAGAAAGCCTATAACACCAGCGTGGCTAAAGACACAGAAAAGCTGAGAGGCTATGACGCATCAACAGCAATGCTTAGAAAGACGATTGAGGGTTATGAAAATTCAGATGTCATTGACAGTGATGTAGGCCCACTGCCTAACCCCAAGCTAGAAAATGCAAAGATGGCTTTGGCAAAGATAGAAGGTGAGCGCCAGCTTCTCATTGATGGCATGAACGACAAGGGAGGTAGCAGTCTCTATGGCATAGGCAATGAGGGAAGCGTTGCTGAGAGGCAGTTAGCGACTGAGAGAGCCGCCGTCGAGAAAGCCGCACTTGATATGCGCCAGCTTCAAGCGAAAACATTGCTTGATGAAGAAAAGGTTAATGAACTGATTGATGATGGGCGTAAGATTGGCAGTGATTTCCTGCCCCACATTGACTACAAAGCCTATGAACTGCGACTTGCTCAATCGCAGACGAATCAAGAGAGAGTAAGGATTAACAAAGAGTATCGCGCCCTTAACAAAGCAAATGGAGAGGCTAAGGCAGGCCAAAACAAGGCAATAGCTAGTCAGCAGATACGTGTTTTGTTCAAGGACCTTGAGGAAGAGGGTGAAAGCTGGATCAATGACGATGATCTTAGTGACTTCCTTCAGGAGGATATGACTGCAGAGGCAAGACAGCAGATGAATGATGTCATTACTGCTTACGCTCTTGCAGATCCCCGCTGGATTAAAGGCGATATAGAGCAGAGAGAGAAGGTAATCAAAGAGATCTTTGTTAGAGAGTATTCTAAGTTCTACAAGGAAGGATTTGCTGACTCATTTATACAGAGAGAGACTGGTAAGGCATTAAGGAAATCGGATGCTGATGCTAACTATGAGCCGGGTATGAACCCCACTGCTGTAATGCCTGATGGCACCCCTAATGCTTTTGAGAAGTGGTATGCAGATGAGGTTGCTAGAGATCCCAGCTTTACTAGAGAAGAAGCTCTTGAAGAGTGGGATGACAGGTACAATCGGAACAAAAAGAAAGATAACGAGATAGTGCGCCCTGTCCCCGGTTATACCGGAGCAAACAAAGCTGGCAGGCCAATTAGGGAGAACAGAAACACTAATGCTTATCCTCCCACTACTGGCAACTTCAGGAACAAGGCAGGCCGCTAGAAAATTAAAATCAACGTATCGCCAAGGTAAAACACAATGCCAGAAGTAAAAGCGGCAACTTTAAGGAGCACAGATCTTCCTCCTTGGCTTGATACGCCAGCAGTTAGGGGGGCATTTGATCGCATAGGTGTTCCTGTTGAGTACGCGGCCCCTAATTTTAACCTGTACTTCCACGCTGTAGATGGAATTGAATCTACTTTTGGTAAAAATCAAAGCAATAAAGAGCGTGTTGGGGCAGGTGGAACAACAGCTAAGGGCCGCTATCAGATAACAGATGGCACTTATGAAACCATGCTTAATAGGGCGATCAGAACCTATAAGATGGTAGATGCTGAGCCGCCTAAGTGGATTCTTGATGCCAAGGCAGACCCCAACAGAGATCCTAGAGACTTAACTAACGACCAATCAAAAGAGTTGATACTCCTTGATATGGAACAACGACCTCAGAAGGCAGAGGATGGGGTTGGCTCTAGCGCATTGATGGCTGATCTTGCTATGGGGGATTGGGATGCCGGCAAAAGGCTCTTCTATGAGCATCATCACACCAACCCAGACGCAGACACTATTGACAGGGCCGAAGAATTTTTTGGCATGTTTGCACCAGAAGTTACTATTGTCCTTGAAGAGTCAGGCAGAGAGCCAGCCGCATCAGCATTGGCTAGACAGACTGAGCGGGAGTACGCCACACCTGACCTGAGCACTCGTATCCACTCTGGAATGCTGTCAGAGATTACTGACCTGCCTAGCAGGGTTCCCGAAGAGGCATTAGCTAGAGTATCAGTCCCAGAGAGGGATAGGGTTCCTGCTGAGGCGCTTGGTCCTATTAAGCCAACTCAGCGTGGGCAGGTTCCTATACCACAGCCCAGACAGGCAGAGCCGGCCCCAACACCTCCACTCAGGCCGGAGTCTGATCCTAGAATAGAGTCAGAGCTAGCGGCTACACAGATGGGAGCCATGAGGGGCGATCCTACGGCTCCTGAATTGCCTCAATTAGAGGAGGTGGTGCCTACCCAAAGGGGTCAGGTTCCTCTCCCCACAGAGCCATCAGATGGCTTTGTGAGGGGCCAGCAGTTAGGCCGTCTTGAGGTACAGCAACCCCCTGATGTTACTGCAAGGGTTCCTGCACAGGATGTTGGCAGTTCTGATTTCTTTGAAAAGCCCCTTCCTCCAGAGCTAAGTGAGATTGATCTGAGCACTCCGCTAAGCGAGGAAGACCTGACGTATGAAAGGACTGAGCCGCCAGCAGTTGTAGAAGATAAAAAGGCGGAGCGTAGGTCTAGGATGCCAAAGCCTCTAACTGAGGAGGAGCGTAAGGCAGAGCGTAGGGCTAGGATGCCAGAGGTTACTGAGGTTTCTGCTGATCCAGATAGTCGTACTGGTGATGAGAGACAGTTTGATAGATCCAGAGACACGATACTTACTGGTGCAACTCTTGGTGCATACGACGAGGTTGCTGGATTCTTGAATCAGGCATTTGCTGGTACGCCATATGACGAAACGGTAAGCCAGATCAGGAAGAATGTGGCAGAGCAAAGGCTGATGAATCCTACTACTGCCTTTTTTCAGGAGGCTATACCGGGGCTGATAACTGGTGGGGGCATAGCTGGTCAGCTAGTTAAGAGAGGTGTTGGCTTAGCAACTGCTGGTGGTGCAGAGGGCGTGTTTACTGGCGCTATGTATGGCGAGACACCAATGGAAAGGATTGGTCAGGCTGTGCTTCTAGGCACTGCTGGTGCAACCATTGGCGGTGCTATTGGCTGGGCCACAAGGCCATCCTCCAAAGCCACATCCTCAACCTTGGATGGTGGCAGAACAGCAGTAGATAACCTTGATGATGATGAACTGCTTACTATTACCATAGATCAGGCTATTAAGACAGGCACCACTGTTAAGTACAGGACTAATAAGGGCGCACTAAAGACTGTCAGCGTTGAGAAGATCCTAGATAACGGCAATGTTCAGATCAAAGATGGTTCTAATGTCTATGCCGTACCTAAAGCCAAGATAGAGCGGGTCAATGTAGGCAAGACAGCAGAAGGTTCAATGCGTGAAGCCGAAGAGATCGGTCAGTTCATTGATGTCAGCAAGCCCTTTGCTTCTAGGTCTGCCAAGCAGGACAAGCAATACGATGTCTACAAGCAGGATGATTATCTGTATGCGTTAGATGCTGAGCAACAGATGAAGCTCATGGATGATGACTACCTAACAGACATCCCTATAGATTCTAAGGCCAAGCGATTCTCTTATATAGATGAGAGGCCATACGCTAAAGGCAGGAAAGCTGACTATCAGGAGACTGATTGGCGTAATGCTCAGACTGCTGGTGAGTTCTTTGATGGCATCAGAGATCTGATTAAACGGTTCTATAACGACAAGCTGGTTGGTGCTTCTGATTACATTATGAAGCTGTCGCCAGATGTTGGTGCTAGGTTCCAGAGGTTCAGTGAAACTGCTCTAAGAAACAACACCCTTGCTTTTGGTAACTTCATAGAGCCTATGGAGAAAATGATTAAGGGCATGGATGCAGATGACAAGATGTTGAAAGCCCTGATTATGGACTACACCAACACTGCCAATCTGCTAAGAAGCAAGAACATGAATGTATCTCTAAGAGAGATAGCAGAGGCGGCAGAGTTTAATAGGCAGTTAGTTCTAAAACACGTCACTGAAAACTATGGGGCTAAGGAAGCCTCTGCCTTTGCTAGATACCTAGAGTGGAACAGAGGCATGAAGGGTGTTCACGCCAAGTATATTAATGGCGAGCGTGTCCACCAGAACTCCCCGGTGGTGCATATCCACACGCAACTTACTCCTGAGAAGAAGGCTACTAAGTTCAACAAAACTAATCGTGAGTTCCGCGATGACTTTGAGGTTTACGATGATGGCGCTAAAGAGTTTAGGTCAAGGCCATCTATTGTTGGGGATCTCAATCAGGGTGGCACTTTAGTAGATGACTACCTGAACCCTATCCTTACGGACTTCAGGCGTACAGCTAACTACGAGAACCTTAATCAAATGGCTAGGATTATGTCCTTGCCTGAGACTGTGGTTGAGCAACAGCCAGTCAAGATGTTTGACACCTTGCGCCGTACCCTTATTGAGAGGGGTGTCAGTGAGCAAGATGCTACGACCATGACCAAGGTCATTAAGGATGACTTTGTAGGTCAGAGCAGATCTCCTGCTAACTGGATTCAGTTCCTTAATAGCTGGGGCTATGCAGGCTCACTGGCTGGTCCTAAGTCTGCTGTCCTTAACCTGCATGACATACCTATGGCGGCTGTGCTGTACGGGCCGGGAAGTTTCAAGGGCGTGTTTAAGAAGATGGGGTACAGCGTAGAAGACAAAGGGATAAAACAGAATGTAGGGGAATTTATGAACTACATGCAGGAGCAGTTGAACTCTGGGCCTGCAAGTCTGAGCAAGCAACTAGCAGACACCTCAAGGAAAGGAACAGACCTGCTAATGAAGGGTTCTGGGTTTGCGAAGATGGATGAGATAGGCAAAAACGCCATCACCAGAATGATTATTCAAGATGCCGTAGACAATGTAGACAGGTTGAGATCTAAGTGGGGATGGTACTTCTCTGAGTCAGAGCTACAACTGATAGAAAAGCAGATCAGGAAGCATGGCACTAATGTTGGAGACATGACAGGCAAGGGAGCCAAGCTGTTTGAGGAGTTGTTCTTTGCAGGGCTGGGTCAACAGCAGTTGATTAGCTCAGCAGGTAGGCCAGCGGCATGGGCTAGGAACCCTAACTTCAGACCACTCTGGGCATTGAGAGGCTTTGCTATCAAGCAGTTGGCACTGGCCCAGCGCAACATCTTTGACAATATAGCTAAGGGAAATAAGCAGGCGGCGTGGGAGTACATGCAACGCTATGCCCTGTTCTCCGCTGGTGGCTTTGGCTTGATGAACGAGAGCAGGCAGTGGCTCTGGGGTGATGGCAACTTCACAGCAGGCGGCGTAGTGATGGGCTTTGCTGACCAGATAGTATCGACTGCCAGCATCAACACAATTGGCCTCAATGATTATCAGTGGGGCAAGATGATGGAGGATGGGATCATTATTACTTGGCTTAGATCCCTTGTTCCTGTCGGTGTAGACATCCCCCTAGATACTCTTGGTGACGTATCTGATGCGATAGATAGCCCAGACAAGGGATGGCAGACACCTATCACTGAGTTCCCTATCATTAACCAGTGGAGTAATTTCTCTAACAACATGGAAGACAGGCTGGGAATTATTCCTCAGCCCATGGATCAGTTTAGTAGACAGTTCATACAGCAGGAAAAACCTGATGGCTAAACTTTATTTCTTTGAAGGTCGTAACACTGGCATCTATGCTGAGTCTGCCAAAGCCGCTAGAGATAAATGTAAGCGTGGTTGTGGCAAGCTAGTTAAGGTGCTGGATAAGGCCCCACCTAAGAATGGTGCATGGGATCGCACTCGTAAGGACGGTAAGAGTCCAGCTAAATCTAAGTATGGGAAAGGTAGAGGCCATGGACCTCCACGTAGTTAACGCAATGCAATGCCCCAAGTGTGGGGATGATGATTGCACTGAGATATCAGACGTTGACCTGACTGATATGCCTGATGCCTGTGAGCAGGGCTGGTACTGCGCCAGATGTGAGATCACTTATAGGGTGGTGTATGCCCCGTACAAGTCGGAGCATGT